GGCGTTGATAGCGAGTTCGGTTTTATCAATGTTGATTTCTTCAGCCTTCATCATAGAATCTGCAGCTGCCTTAGCTTTCTGCAGTTTGAGCTGTTCATTACGTAGCGCGGCGTCTGTTTGGTCTTTCTGAGACTTACGCTGTACTTCCTGCGCTTTGATCTGGAGCTCAGCCTGCTGCATCTGGATGAGTGGGTCTTTGGCCTGCTCTTGCGCCTTTTTCTGCGCAGCTTGCTGCTGATGGGCCTGCGTAAGCTGTTTACCAGCGTCCGCAACCAGACGAGACAGTTGTACTTCGACTTCCTCGGGCATCTCTTCGTTTGGTGCGGGTAGCGGCGCGCCAAGACGTTCTTCGATCTGCTGACGGTACTGGAAGCCAAGGTGCTCGGCGATGTGCGCCTGCAAGGAAGCAAGAATCTGCTTCGCCTGCGGGTTTTGCCCGATCATCTGGGCGATCATGGGGTCCTGCAGGAACGCTGTATGCGTAGCAATGTGCGCTTCGTGGTCCTGATAGATAAACGCTTTCATCGGCTTGCCGATTAGCGCGTCCATGTTCTCGCTGATTGGGTCTGTAGGCTTCGCATCTTCGCGTGTCGGAACGATCTTGTCTGCGTTCTTGATACCCAACACCTCCATCATCTCACGGTGCAGCATAGGCAGATCATAAATCTGAGGCGCCTGCTGAGCCATCTGGAGCACCGCTTGGTACTGGACCACCCGCTGAGCCATTGTAGAGCTGTTAGGGTCGCTGACAGGGATCACATCCACCATCATATAGTCCATCTGACGCGCGCTCACCTCGCCTCTCTCAGGCACGTAAGCGTACTCTGTGGGGGCGTGCTCGGCAATAATAGCCTTGAGGAGCTTAAACTCCTGCTTCATCGCGTAGTGGACGCGTGCTTGGACCGCTGCCATAGGCTTCAGAGTGCGCTCAAGCAGGGCGAGTGTGGTGCCCACAGGCGCATTTGCCGACATATCCGATATATTCAGGTCAGAGATAGCCCCGAGGCGGCGTCCTTCCTGTGTAATACGGTCTAACAACGTAAGGAGTGTTTGGGACGGCTCTTTATAAGGCAGAGGCATGATGTTGTCGCGGATTGACCCCGACGGCACGTCTACATCCTTAAATTCACCCGGCTCGATAGGCGAATCGTCGCCTTTGATGCGCAAACCACGTGTTTTCAAGCCCCCCGGCAGGTTCGACAGTGTCCCTGCGTCCACCAACTGGCGGATAAGTGCTGTCCCTGCGCGAGAATAACCCCCGATGATGTGAATCAGGCCCAAACCATAGAAGCCAAAGCCCGGAACATAGGGATAATGTACGAAGAATTGGTTTTTTAGGCGTAGTGTGTCTTCTTCGTCGTAGTTACGACGCACTGCGAGGACCTCACCTGACCCACGCTCGATGGTAACGACGTACGGTTTGGGCAATTCGTCCTCATCGTCGACCCCGGGGACGTTCATCTCCACGTGACACTCGTATAGAGCGTACCGATTGTCGTCAGTTAGGTTAAACCCGCCTTCTTCGGCCTTCTTCTCCTCAATATCGGAGTGATATGGGACCGGATCACCCAAATCGACGTCGCGATAGAAGCCCCCAGCCTGTAATTTAGCCAGCTCGTTCTTAGTTTTACGCATGACGTGTGTCACACGCTCAGCTGTCTCTAGGTGACTGGCGCCATACGGCACAATCACGTCCTCTGCGGGAATGTAGATAGACACTTGACGGCCCATATTCGGGTCGAAGTACACTTTTTTGAACGCGGAGCCAGCCAAACCAAGGCTGTAGAGCATCCGCTCGTGTTCAGACCGGTACTCGACCATCCGCTCGGTGATCTCGTAGTTCATATCGGCCTTGACGCGCTGTGCGGCCTCAATCTTCTCTTTGTTCTCGCTGCCGAGGACCTTAACCTTCACAGGTCCCGCGGCTGGAAACGTCTCTGACATGGCCTCAGCTTGGAACCGTATGGCGGCTTCGGCGAGGATTGTGGAGAACACCCCACACGCGCCTTCCCAAGGCTGCGTACGCTCCTCGTATTTGAAGCCAAGCACGTCCAGACCCTGTACGTATGAGTCCACCCAGTCTTTCCGACTGTCCATATCGGCCTCGATAAGCCCCACCAAGTCATCAGACAGCTCCTGCAGGTCACCTTCTTCCATGACATCCGCGAGGTTAACGTCGAAATCTGCCATGTCGCTAAGTTCGGCGTCGGGAATTAGAGTAATCTCCATGTCCCCGTTCTCGAGAGTCACGGACTCTGGGTTCACAATCTCGATCTCTAGGTCAAGTTCTTGACCTTCTGTTTCCATTTCTTCGTCTTCCAGACCCATTGGGGCAGAATACATTCCTTTTTCGATAGCCATAGCCTAATCCTCAGTAGAAACCGCCCCGGCGGTGTTTGAAATATTGAACCTCTTCCGGTTCATCAGACGGCAGTCGAATAAACCCACCGTTACGGAACCGCATCAGTGCCATCACTGTAGCATCAACGAGGTCATCATGCGACATAAACGGAAATCCAGCGATTTCCTCTACAACTTCTTCGGCCCAGCGAGTCTGTGGTACCCAACAGATACCTGATGCCACGATATCTGCAACTGAATTTAGTCGGGCCAACTTGTCCCCTGACCCACGGTGCGGAGTAAACTCCTGCACGGGCATACCTGTGCGGCGTAGTTCTTGATACAGCGCCGTACCCGCACTCTTTTTCTCCACGATAAACGAGTCAGGCTCCCACTCCTGATATGTCTCCATAGCCACTCGCTTCAGCTCCGGGAACTCCAAACGCTCCTTAATACTATTTAGTAGTATGATGTTGTGCGCGTTTGTCTCTTCGTTGAGGAACACACCCCAAGTTGTTATGGCAGTAAAGTCAGCACGGTTGTGGGTTTCTGCCGCGGCGTCAAGCGTCATGATAATATACTCGCAGCGGGGCGGGTCTTCCCACTCCCATGACTGCCACCACTCCCGTTTGATAAGCGCGGCTTCCTCAGCTGTGGGCTGTTGTTGAAACTGTGCGTTCCACTGAAACACCGGCATTGACGCCTTAGTACGCTCCAACGCTGCCATATCAAAGAACTCAGGCCAGAGCGGCTTCTGCTCTACCTTCTTGGTCTTCTTGTTCGTAACTTCCAAGATTGCTGGAAACTCAACGACCTCGTACTGGTCCGACTTGTCGTTCTTCGCCATGTCACGTGTTACACGGCCTGTCAGGTCATCTAGGTGCCATCTGGTCTGCACAATAGCTACCCGGCCCCCGGGCATCAGACGCGTACGCGCACCGAATGTGAACCACTCGTACGCCCGCTCAAACACCTCGAAGTTGCCACTCAGCACGTCTTGTTCCGAGTGCGGGTCATCTACCAGCAACAAGTCCGCACCACGGCCCGCGATTGACGACCCGATACCACAGGCGAAGTACTCGCCCTTGTGGTTAGTGTTCCAACGCCCCGCCGACTTACTGTCGATAGCCAGTGCCACCGTAGGAAACACCGCTTTATACGCGTCGGTAGAGATCAGGTTCCGCACCTTTCGACCGAAGTCTACCGCCAGATCAGTGGTGTGGGACACCATCATGACCTTCTTGTCCGGGTTACGCCCCAAGAACCACGCAGGGTAAAAGATAGACACAAGCTGCGACTTACCATGACGTGGTGGCATGTTAACACAGATACGGTCTTTGTCCCCACGCTCGATAGCCATGAGCATATTAGAAAGGATGCGGTGATGGCGCCCCACAATATAGTTAGGGTCCATCTTCTTACAGAACCCAAGCAAGTCGTCGTACGCGGTCTGATTGGCCTTCCGGCTCGCCAGCTCGTCTACCATCTGGTCAATCTCGGCTAGCTCTTCTGGGGACAGATCGTCCAAATTATTAAGCAGCGCTTCGATCTCTGCGTCGTCTATGTCGACCATCTTATTCATCGTCGAAGCCAAGCTCTTTGTCTACGTCGACTGTCTCGCCTTCTATCAGAACTGCATCTTCTACAGGGTCTTGGCTGTGAGTGCGGGTTAGTTTTTGAAGTTTGCTGCGCAGCTTCTCTTTCAAGTCGTCGGTCGTCTGGTGAGTAATCGTCACCTCAGACTTCTCAACAAACAGCCCCACATCGCTAATCTTCCCGAGCAGCTCCAGCGCCTTCAGACGCACCCGGGGGTCCGGGTTCTCTGTCTCTGTGACAAGTTTATTGGTAACCAAGTGCCGGACTGTCACTGCGGAGTCCACGACGCTACGCCCCCACTCGCTGAGGATGTGGTCCGTCTCCCGTAATACTGCAGGGGTTAACTGCGCAGCGCGTTTAGTTGTTACGGTGTTTGATGTCTTATCAGGATTGGCGGCGTATGACACGGCGAGGGCTGCAGCCACTTCTTTATCTTCGCCAGTCATCTCTACGTCGAGGCCATGGTCAGATAACAACGCAACAGTCTTCGCGCACGCAGCGGCGCGGTCCTTCAAGTCAAGTTTTGGTGCCCGTTTACTCAACGGTACCCCTGTTTCAGGCGTTATATATAATGTCATCTCTTATCGCAGGCTGTTGGCCGATAACAGGAGTGTAGTTCTTCTGGTGTGATTTCGCAAGACTCCGTAGCGCACCGAAATTTTTTGCGTGGGGGACTTATTTTTTGCACCGGGGGGTCTTCCTGTGAGCGCCGCCGGAAGTGGCGGGGTAGAAAAAGGCCAAGTCTTTGTTTTTATTAGTAGTTTACTGTGCCTGACGGTTTAGGATGCGATTTATTCTTCTGGATTAGTATTACATAGGAAGTACAGGAGTCCCTAACAGTGAAGCGCGGGGTGGGGGTAGGGTATGGGTCGCGTTCTGGCGTTTTGTTAGTGCGTCCCTAACATCTTATCAAGCGATGCGCTACGTTGTCAGGCGTTATCATCTGGGCGTTATCCCTTGTTAGTGACACACTAACATGTCATTACTTGGTTATCGGCACACAAATAAGACCGATACAATCAATCCTAGAAAGGGATATACTATGTCTAACATTACTTTGAATGCCACTATCGCAAACGCAATCACCGAAACTGTTTCGTTGTCGGGCAAGGCGGATCGCAAACTTGGTTCTACTATTGACCTGCTAGTATCTGAGGGTATGCGATCCACTGATTTCATATCGCCTAAGTCGGAGGCCAGCACGGCAGCGCCTGAGCAATTCGAGGCGATCAACGCCGCGATCGTGGCCGGTTTCACCAAGGCCGCGCAGCAGCTCTTGGACAAGCCAACCAAGTCGCTCGAAGATACGGACAAGGCAGAGAAGCGCTATTGGCAGCAGCAGATTGGCGCTAAGCGCAACGACTTCAAACGTGGCCTTGAAAAGCGCGAAGGCGCGGACGACAGCCGCGCGGCGCGACAACCAAAGTCACCAGTCGAGAAACTGCGCGCTGCGCTCGAGACTGTTGAGAAAGTCGTGCAAGGCCACGACGCTTGGGATTTCGACGCTGCCGATTTCCAGACTGCGCTGCGCAGCTTGAATCGTTTGGTAAAATGATTCGCGATATCATCGGAGTGGTGGCGATCTTCGCCACCCTCTACTTACTCTTACTTTTCACGCCCTAACATCTCGCCCCAAGCCGCAAGGTTTGGGGCTTTTTTTGTGTCTTCTGTTTGGTGGTTTTTGTTAGTGACACACTAACATTTGATGCCAGTTCTCAGAGTAGCGTCGCGGGTCGCGTGTTGTGGATACGCTCAGAAGTTAAGACACTAAAGAACATTACGCTCACCACAACGTGTTACCTGTGTTGTTAGTGACACACTAACAAATGATACCAGTTCTTAGAGTTGCGTCGCGCCTCACACTGTGGTACATACATACACATTGCTCAATACCATCTACTGCCCCGCCTCACGGCGGGGCTTTTTTGTTAGTTATACACTAACAAATGATACCAGTTCTTAGAGTAGCGTAACGCCTGACAAGTTAGTGTTAGTGACGCACTAACAACAAAAACAGCTAAGTTATTGAAAACCCAGTAATGTTCCAAATGTTCGCAAATTTTTAGCTAATGTTCTTGGTTAAGTTATTGAAAACCCAGTAATGTTCCAAATGTTCGCACTTTTTAACTATATATCCCCGAGACTGTCGGGCCCCCTTCGGCAGATGTAATCCCCCGTCCCGCCCCGTTTTAGGAGGTCTACTAGAGTTATATATATATATATCTATTTAAGGAACTTTCGAACATTACTGAGTTTTCAAGCACTTGCACCGCCACGTGTTAGAACATTTCAGAACATTATCACGCCTACAATCTCTTACCACTAAACCACATCATTTGACATAAGATGATACCTATGCTATTATAAAAGTATGGTAACAAATACAGCCATACACCACCAACCACCACCCCGCGACACTGTTAGTGACGCACTAACACAGGAGACCAAGACATGACAGATTCAGAAGTTGCCACCCTCGTCGAGCATTACCTGCGCGACGGTAACTATTTACACCGCGTCCGGCAGGGACACAAAACAATCCAATGGTGCAAGGACAACGACCCTGCCCACGAACCACGCGCCACCTTCGGCAGCTACAACAAGACCAACCCGCACACCAAACGCCGTTGGTCCTCATACGAGAACAAGTAAGGAGAAGAATATGACTGATTGTTTTTGCCTCACCTGCGGTGTCACCTTCGACCCACGTCGCCGACAACTCGGCTACCAAACGTGCATGGACTGCGGCGCCGAAGCCGCTGTCGCTATGCGCACCTCATGGTGTATCGCACCTATCGCCCACAAGCAGGGCGCAACCTTAATAACTAACAAGGCCCAACTGCGCGGCCTCAACAAGACGGAGAACTAAGATGAACATGATCGAAAAGGCTATTAAAAATTACTATGGCGAACGCTGCCCTGACCACGATGCCGATTGTGTCGTGTGTCAAGCGTGGCAGGAGTTTGACACGATTGAGTACGTCCACAAACCGATGAGTAAAGACGAGCTCGCAAAAGTTAAACAAATCAAACCCCGTTATATGCGGCACACAGGAGAAGAACTATGAACATGCAAACAAAAGTTAGTGACACACTAACAAGCCAACACACGGCGGGCGCACAACACACACCAACCCCACCAGAAAACAACGCACCCTCTATCGCTTCATCATCCATGCTGTGCGAACTCAGCATCAGCACATGGACAGGGCGCAAGCTAGACAAGCGTGCATCCAAGGACGTCACCCTGCAGAACTACGCTGCATCAGGTGTTGCCAACGTCAACAAGAAGCTGCTGGGCGACTGCGCCGAACTCACCGCGCTACAGAAATTCACTGCCAACTCGCGCAACATTCACTACGGCATGACAATGCCATGGTCCGACACAGGTCTACGACTGCTACCAACGGCTCAGTATTTCAAGTATCACCAAGCCATGACGGACGTAGAGAATGAGTTTCAACGGCTCGTGCAGTTGTTCCTCGACGCATACGACTGGGAGATCATGCAGGCACAGGCCAAGCTGGGTGACCTGTTCAACCGCGACGACTACCCCACGCTGGACTCGCTGCGCTCCAAGTTTCGGTTCCGGCTGACCTACATTCCACTACCAGACGCGGGGGACTTCCGCATCGACATCGGCAACGAGGCGGCAGAGGAGATCAAGACACACTATAACAACTACTACAGCGCCCAACTCAGCACCGCCATGAATGACGTGTGGCACAGGACATACGATGCGCTGACGCGTATGAGTGAGCGGCTCGACTACGCCGACCACGAGAAGAAGAAGGTGTTCCGCGACTCACTCGTGGAGAACGTGTCCGAGATGGTAGAACTACTGCGGGTGTGTAACGTCACCAAGTCATCGCAGATGACCGCAATGGCTGACAAGCTAGAGGATGCGCTGATGGGCGTGACACCTGATGCGCTCCGCGAAGATGCCTACCTGCGCGCCGAAACGAAACGCACAGTGGACGAGGCGATCAAGTCGCTACCGTCACTCGACATATAATAACGAAACAGGCGGCGTTAGTGCCGCCACTAACAAAACGGAGAACTACAATGAGCAATGCACAACAAATGTACGCAGTAACACTCGACCAGTGTGTCGATCTTATCAAGGCGGTGGGTAGCAAACGTACCGTACTCGCACAGGGTGACATGGGTAACGGCAAGTCGTCGATGCTCACTACCTTGGCAGGACAACTCCCCACGCACCGACCCGTCTACTTTGATGGCACGACCAAAGACCTTGGCGACATCATGATACCGTCCATGCAGTCTATCGAAGAAGAGGGATGTGTGCGTATGATCCCACACGAGGAGCTCGGTCTGCATATCGAAGGGCCGATCATCCTGATGCTCGACGAGTATGGCAAGGCGAACCCCGCTGTGAAGAACGCTATGCTGCGTCTGATGTTGGAACGCAAAGTTGGTAGCTATGAGCTACACCCTGACAGCTTAGTGTTTGCCACTACGAACAAGGGCAGCGAGGGGGTTGGTGACATACTACCACCACACGCACGCAACCGTATGACTGTGGTGCAGATCAAGAAGACTGACCACATGGCGCTGATTGAGTTTGGCATCAACGATGGTTGGGATCACAGCATGTTGGGTTGGATCAAAGACAATCCACACCTGATGGCGTCGTTCGAAGATGTGAAAGACCCCGATGAGAACCCGTACATCTTCCACCCCAAACAACAACGCGCCGCGTTTGTGACGCCTCGGTCTCTGCACTCTGCGTCTGACATACTCAAGGAGCGTGACAAGTTTGACGATGTAACACTGACCGCAGCCCTGATGGGCACTATCGGCGACCGTGGCGCGATGGACCTGATGGCGTTTGTCAAGCTGGCCGACCAGCTACCGTCACTACAGTCTATTAAGGACGATCCGATGGGCGCCAAGGTGCCTGACTCTGCCGCAGCTGTCTGCATGGTGGTGTATCGGACGCTGGCAAGTTTGGAGAAAGACTGGCTCAACGCATGGATGGACTACATGCCACGCCTCGACAAAGAAGCGCAGGGTATGTTCGCCAACGGTGTACGAGCGCCGAAGTACAGTAAGCAGTCAATGGTCATGACCAACAAGAAGTTCACGCAGTGGGCGATGGACAACAACTATATGTTCGCAGCGGACAAGCAGTGATGCGGACGTTTTATGTAACCGTTGAGGGATTGGTGAGCCGTGTCGAACGTGTGCAAGCCAACAACATAGCAGAGGCAATGACCGAAGCTAAACAAGAGTTCACCGCAAAGGTGGGCGCATTAAACGCTGTCGTGGTGACAGCCAATGAGGAGAAAAGAAATGGGTAGGAAATGGACAGATAAACAAGACGGCAAATTAATAGAGATGCGGCGCGCTGGTAAAACATACGTGGTGATTGCCAAGGCGCTGAAGCGTAGTGAGCCTGCGATACAACAACGAGCGTTCAATCTAGGCCTCACTCGGAAACAACCCAAACCCGCATGGTGGAAGCGGTTGTTGGGCATAGGAGGATAACAATGTTGAACTTAGGTAAACAACTTACACCAGAGCAACGTGTGTCAAAGGCTGTCGTGGATATCATGGCAAACCCCAAATACACCGCACTCGCAGGTGTCCTTATGATTGGTGAGCGCAGGGTCGAGACAGACCCTGCCAAGTGCCCAACTGCGTACACGAACGGTAAGAACGAGGTGTATGGCGCGGACTTCATCGCTGACCTCAACGACAAGCAGCTACGCTTTCTAGTCTTGCACGAGGTGTATCACAAACTCTATCGCCACCTGACAACGTGGCAGCACCTATACAAGCAAGACGCACAGCTCGCGAACATGGCGTGTGACTATGTAATCAACGTGAAGATCGCAGACGACAACGCGCAAGATAAGTTCGCCACTATGGACGGCAAGCTCAAGTGTGGTTGCTTCGACGAGAAGTACCGTGGCTGGGACAGTGCGCAAGTGTTCAACGATCTAAAGCAGCAGGGTGGCGACGCGCAGGGTGACGGACAAGGCCAAGGGTTCGATGAACATGGCTGGGACGACGCCGAGGGTATGACCGCGGATGAACAACGTGACCTTGCCCGTGACATTGACGAAGCCATACGACAGGGCGCGTTGGTTGCCGGTAAGACTGGGTCAGGTGGTGACCGTGACCTCGCCGAATTGCTTGCCCCACAGGTAGACTGGCGTGAGGTGCTGCGTGAGTTTGTGCAGACAACATGCGCAGGCAGTGACTACTCTACCTACCGCAGACCCAACCGCAGATACTTATCGAGTGGTATGTATATGCCAAGCGGCATCAGCGAGAGCGTCGGCGAGTTGCTCGTGGCTGTTGATACGTCAGGCTCTATTGGGCAACGTGAGCTGTCTGTGTTCCTGTCTGAGATCAAGGAGATATGCGACACCGTACATCCCGACGCTATCCGCCTGCTGTACTGGGACACCAAGGTGTGCGCAGACGAGCGGTATGTTGGCGCCGAGTGTGAGG